GGTGGTCTAGCAAGAAGAGCTCTAGTAGGAACCGCTAATTTAGGTACTGCAGCAGTTAATACTTTTGGAACTCGTTTTTATAATGATTCTGCAAATGATGGTATTAATAGAAATGGAACTTTATTTGGTGGGGATAAAATACAAAGAGATCCTCTATCGTTTAGAACTGGTTTACAAAATGGTTTAAATGTTGCTAGAAGTAATGCTGGAAGTTTTATATCTAGCGCTACTGATGGAACAACTACCAGTGTTGTTTCTACTGCTTCTAGAGTTGCGAATACAGCTGGAAGCGTATCAAAAAACGCTGCTACAGCTGCGAACACATATACAGGTATAGCAAAAAATGCCGCAGCAGGTGTAGAAAAAACAGCTAGCGCTTTGGCAACTGAAGCAGATTTATTAAAAGCTAAAGCTGCTGCATCTGCTGCAACTGCAGATTTACAAAAAACAAAAGCCGCTACAGGATTTACCGCAGAATTAGCTAAAGATCAGCTTAGAATAACTGCTACAACCACCGAAGTTAACGCTGCTTTATTAAGATTGGCAGGAGCAGCTACTAAAGCAGCAGGAGCTCAACTTGCTGGTGCAGGTAAAAATGTTGCTACTCTTGGATCTACTCTTGGCGCTTTTGGCTTAAATAACCCATATCTAGTTGGAGCAGCAGTAGCATTTGCTGGTTTTCAAACTTATAAAAATATGGAAAAAACAAAAGACGCTACTACTGATCCAGAAAAGCTATTTGGTCTAACAAAATATGACCAAGCTCTTGGTATCTCTTCTAAATCAGTTTTTTCGTTTACAGATACTCTAGATAAAGCTAAGGCAAGTCTTGAAAGTGTTAAGGGAACAGAACAAAAATATCAAGAATCTAAAACAGTTACTAATCTTGATGTAGTTTCTTCCAATAAACAAAAAGACTATACAAACGCGCAAGTAAAAGAGTTAAAATCTGCAGATCAAGCAAAAGCTTTTTTGAGTTCTTTAGGAAATATTACTCCTGAAGAATTAGCTTTAATTAAATTGGATCTTCTTAAGAATAAAGATCTAGGTGGCGCAAAAGGCGTTGAGTCTATATTATCAAGTTATTCTCCTAGTAAAACTTTTAATGATTATGTCAAAAATATTTCTGTTGGTAAAAATTTAAACGCTGCTTATACCGCTCAAGGGGAGCGAAATGTCTTCAAACGTGGTTTCTTAAGTGGAGACGCGCGTACTTCTATTGATGCTGGTTTTGGTGGAATAGATACGGGCGCTACTGCTATTGAAAACCAATTTGGAGCCCAAGCAGCTACAGCTTATAGACAGCAATCTTATAGGGACGCTTTCGGTGCTATAACGGCTAACCAAAGTACAGCAGGCTGGAATAATGCTTCTGATGGTAAATCTACTGTAACAGACGCTGCGTTAACACAATTTGCTAGTAGTATCGGTCTTAAATCTGGAGAATTAAAAACTGATCGTATTGGAGGAGAGGGCGGTAGTTTATTCGCTACTGATGCTAAAACCCCTGAAGAACTAGCTCGTACTCTTCTTGAAGCTAATAAAGACAACGCAGAAGTAACTGCCAAACTTGTCGCTGCAGGTTTAGGAACGGTTGATGCTCAAGGAAAAGTAACTGTAACAACTGGCGCGGATTTACAAAAAAATCTTCAGAAAGCTTTATTAGGTAGTGATGTAGGAAGTTTTGATAGTACTTTAGCTAAAACCTCAATAGGCAAAACTTTATTAGGCGATAAAAATATACAAACAGGCCAATATGATAATAAAAATGCGGCTTTATCTGCGTACCAAGAAGCTTCTTTAAACCCAGAAAATATTAGAAATCTTTCCAGCGCGATTTTAACTGCCGGTGGTTTTAATCAAAACACTAATGATACAACTAAAATACAATCTTCTTTAATAGAGCTTGCTAACGGAATTAACGATACTACTAATGCAACTTATAAATTTGCTTTAGCTCTTAGAGATGCAGTTGTACAAATAGCTAGTTTAAGACTAACTGGTACCTCTAGCTCATCTACACAACAAGGCGCTCGTTTAAATAACTTCACGCAAGCTGCTTATAACCAAAACGATCCTAACGCTTTTCTTACTTTTCAAACTAATGCAGAACAAGAAGCTGCAAACTTACGACTCATGTTTATTAATCAAATTAAGCAATACGAAGCTTATAATAGGGCAAGAGCTAATTCAGAAGCAGATTTTCAAAAAGGTGTTACCAGAGCTAAAAAAAGTTTTAATCTATCCTTAGATAGACAAGACGAAGATTATCAACTTTCTAAAGATCGTCAAGAAGAGGATTACAATTTACAGCGTAAATATTCTATAGAAGACTATAATCGTGCTCGCGCAAGGGCTGAAGAAGATTTTCAAAAAGGACAAGCTAGAGCTATAGAAGATTTCAACAAGTCTCGTATGCGTTCAATGCGAGATTATAATAAGCAGCTAGCTAGAATGGTTGAAGATTCTGCTTCTAGCATGTACGACCCTTATCAAAGAATTACCGCTAGAGTAACTTGGGATGGTCGCAATTTAATAGCTAATATGCAAGAGCAAGCAAGAAAAATTAGAGAACAAGTAGCTAATATTGAAAAGCTCAAGCAAGCTGGATTAAGTCAACAAGCTATTGACCAATTAGGCTTAGCGGATGCTTCAAACGCTCAGCAAACTGCTTCTTTAGCTAGCCAAGTTGGAGCTGATCCAACATTAGCTGCTGGTCTAAATCAGGCAGCTGGTTCTAAGCAAGCATCGGCTCAGGAATTATTAATTAATGATTCCAATAAAACTTACCGGCGTATGCGAGACGACTTTAATCAATCGTTAGCAGATTCTGCATCAGACTTTAAAAAAGCTATGGAGCGCCAACAGGCAGATTACTCGTTAGCTCTCACAAGACAAGACAGCGATTTTAATAGAGGACTAGAAAGAGGATCTAGAGCGTTCAATAAAGCTAGAGAGCGTTCTGATGCCGACTTTGCTAAAAATAGAGAAAGAGCAATTACAGATCAGCGTTTAGCGTTGGCCCAACAAAGGACAGATTACTTAACTGCTTTAGCTAGAAATAAAACTGAATTTGATGCTGCTAATGAAGAAATATTTGGTTCTCTTGAAACGTTAGCTGCAAGATCAGGTAGAGCAATTAAAGCTTCTAATACTAATACTAAAAATGCAGTTATAGCCAATAATGATGCTATGGTTAAAAATACTCAAAAAGCTATACAACAAGTACAAGCTTTTCAAGATGTTAATACCTGGAACTCAGATCCAAAAAACGCTGCTTTTGGACAGAAAGTAGTTTGGTTGCCAGGTCCAGGAGGTGGTACTAAGGGGGGTTCTTGGTATTATCCGCCAGGTTATTCTGGAGGAAGATTAAATAGAGACCGAAATGGAAATCCTTTAGACGATAACGGTAGAGGTATGGCTAAGGGTGGCATTATGACTAATAGGCAACGGGTTGATTTTGCTGAAGATGGTCCTGAGCTAGCTATACCTTTAAACCAGCAAGGTATTAACTTCCTGAAGTCATATATTACTCAATCTGTTTCTAAAGATGCGATTAAGCAGATGATGGTTGGAAGCTATGGCTCCCCAGTAGAATTTAAGGGACAGGGCAATGTGTACAATGACAACTCTACGCAGGTTAATGGTCCTATAACAGTTGTTAGCAATGATCCTAATGATATGGCTAATAAGATAGCTGCTAAGGCTCGTTATAACCGACTAACTTCAAGGAAATAAAATGGCTAGCAAACAAGTTGACCCAATAGGTCTCAATGTCTTTGATGTAGCTATAGAAGAGGCAGACGGTAACTGGTTGAGCTTAAATGACCATTCTTCGTACACTATCGGCGGGGATAGTTTTCAGTCTTCGTCTCAGCAGTTTAGAAAGCAAACAGTATCTTCACCATACGTAGATGGTACTTACCAAATTAGCGCTAGACCTGAAAATGCTACTGAAAGAATTGTAGTCTATGTTGGGGGCGATACTTGGCAAGATTGCCAAAACAATATCTACCGCCTAATAGAAGCTTTTACTCAGAATAAATATCTTGTTCGAAGAGATATTGAGACTAACAGAGAGACTTGGACTTGTTGGACAGCGGAATACGAAGTACAGTCTGGTAGGGTGTACGTACACAACAGATATGTACCTGTTAGTCTATCTGTCCCAAGATTACCTGGAATTGTAGTGTCGGAGAGAACTTATGAGTAGCATTTCTAATTATGGTAGAGGTTACATAACCAAAACCTTGTTTGGCAGATCTTTAAATCCAAACGGTACTTACTTTATCGCAGCTCTTAAAAGCTCGCCAAACTCGGCTAGCACTGGGTCTACCTTGAATGAGCCAACCGCTGTTTCTTATGCTCGGATAGCTTACGCTAACACTTCTGCAAACTGGTCTGCATCAGGATCGGGTTCAATAACTAATACTAACAAAATCAAATTTAACGTAGCTACTCAAGATTGGGGCTTGATAACTCATTACGCATTATGTGACTCTTTTTCTGGCGGTAATTTGTTTATATTTGGTACGTTAACTACTAAATTGTTTATAGCTAACGGGGATAATTTAATTATTGATTCTTATGGAATAACTATCTCGGTAAATAGCTAATGACTAACAAAAATACAAAAGCTACTACTGTATCCCTATCTATGTCGGTTCATTGTAACGCAGAAAAAATAATAGAATATGTTCCTTTAGAAATAGAACCTATAAAAGCAGTTCGTTTCAGCACTACGGATTATAGAATAGAACAGGGAGTAGCTAAAGATGCTCCATATTCAGAGGTAAATGCTCAGGTATTAATTAGCGCTACTGGGGAATATATAAACTCTGATAGACCTCTACCTGTAGAAGTAGACACAGCATCGGATTATAGATTCCTACCTGGTACTAATGTTTCTAGCACCGAATGGAAATCTGAGGAAGCATCTAATATCAAGTTTACCTACACTTCTTTGAAAGCTCCTGAAAGTGTTGATTTAACTTGGAATTCGGGCAAAGAGGAAATTACTAGAACCGGATTACGGCTTGATAGTAACAACTCAGAATTACTAACCTCAGACTTTAGTATTATGGGAAGTCAAACAGATTATGCTATTTCTATCGTTTACCACGCTAGACCAACAAGTGGTAACACGTCTTGTACTTTAATTAGCACTAACGGTTCGTCTAATCCTTGGTTAGTAAAACTGATAGCGGAACGGGTTATTTTAACGTCAAGCGAAAATCCATCAGACTTATCTAATTCTACAACGGTTAAGAACCCAAACTGTTTTAGGCAAAGTACACCACAGATATGTGTTATTTTAGTACAGAAAGAATATATTAAATTACATTTTTTATCTAAGACCCAAGGTTACACTACTAGTAGTATTAAAGTAAGCTATTCTAATGAACAGCCTTTAAGTTTTTTGATAGGATCTGACGTAAACGATTTGACTGATTACGCAGATTTAGTCATACACGAAATAAATTTTTATAACTCTACATCCTTTAACTTCAGCACATCTTATTTGATTAAAAAAATTGAGCAAGCTTACGGAGTTGCATAATGGTAATGCTAAACATAGAGGAGTACTACTCCCTGGGTAGATTTTCTCTTGTAGTTACTACAGATGGGCAATCTGAAGACATTACTTTGTTTAGAGAAATAGCTACCCAAATTTCTGACTACAGTAAATCAGATCCATTTGGTGATAAAAGTTTGCAATTTAATCTTCCACAAATTTCTTCGCTTGATACTCTTGGTATTGGTGATTTGTGGTGGTGTAAGCCTTGGTCGGATATTAACTTGTATTGGATACCAAAAGACGATGAAGCTTTGCTGCAGGCGTGGGTGGATAAGTTAGAAGATGACGGATACGCTCCAGATAGCGAAGACACTTTATTGTACGCTCAACAACTGATCAGCGAAGGCCAATACCCAGCAGGATATGATTTTAATAGAACTTTGGTATGGGCTGGTTTTATAGCTTCTTTTGCTAGAGAAAGCAGTGAGTCTAGTTCGTCTTTAAAGATTGAATGTAAAGGTGCTTTATATCAACTGGATAATTACGTATCACAACCAACTAACCCAGTAAGACCAGTGCCTTATGAAATAATTATAAAAGACGCGTTTAGTAGATCAGATAAACCAGACTTAAAAACAAAAGAACTAACCACTACGTTTCCAAGCAATTGGACCACTACGGCCCCCACGTATGCACCAGAGTTAAACTATCTAGCGCCGTTAGAAGTTAACCCAGGTGATAAATGGTCTGGGTTGGCTACTAGATCAACTGGTGACTGGAGCCCATTATTAACTGGGTATGTTCAAAACCTGTTATCTGTAATGTACACTGGCACTGGTAGCCAATGGACTATAACTAACAAGAACGGTAGAGAGCCACATTTATTTGTTCGTGAGCGGATTAATAACCCCGACTCTGAAACTTTGTTTGTTGATGTTATTTCACCAGGAGTTACAGCTAGCTTAAGCCAAGATTTTTCGCAGGTAGCTAACGTTGTATATGGACAAGGAAAAGACTACGCAGGAAGTGAGTTTTCTAACGCTATAGGCATAGTGCCGTCTAATGGTGAAAACACTATGAAATCTTCAGAAACTGTGGCTTACGACCCATTTATAGCCATCCCAAAGGTATATCCAGCTTCTTCAGATAATTTAAAATACGATCCTAGTTCAATAAGAAAAGAAGTGCATCAGACATTTCAGGATGGTCTAACTTATGTAGAGGCTACCGAAGTAGCCCGTCAGTATTTAACTCGTTTTAGTGAACCTGGATGGGTTGGTAACATCACCTTAAAAATTGATCCCGTACTGGACACAAATAAAATTTTTGCTCGTTTTCTTATACAACCAGGTATGCGTATAGTACTCAAAAACTTTAATGGTAGCGGAAAAACTATTATGTTTCACATAGCGGATGTTTCTATTAACGTAGATAGCGCTACGGTCAGTTTAACTGTTGATACAAAATATAGAGATCTTCTTACTATTGAAGAGGTCAGGGAACGAGGAAGAGACGCTCTTGAAATAAGACGGTTCTTAAAAAATAATAGATTAAGACTTCCTTTTGATGATTATTTAAAACCTTGGGACTATAACCAGGGTTCTGGTTTAATCCCATATTACGCAAAGCCTTTGTTTGACAAAATACCTAATTCGTCTAGATTTCCGTGGACAGAGTTTACTAAACAATATCCACCTAAAGATAAACCAGAATATTACATAAAAGTTGGTAAAAAAAATGTTGTTGACTCATCCTATAATTGGGGAGGAGATTACAATACAAATGAAACTGCGGATGGAGATAGCCTTGTAACTGCTGCTCCAATTTTACTGGCAGCTAAAGGAACTGTTGATCTAACCCAAATAGCTGCATACGATAAAGACGGTAATGTTAAACCTGTCAGTTTCCACGCTAGTATTTATAAAGTAAAACAACTATCTCCTCAAGCTCTACCAAAAATACCAATAGTACAGTTGTGGGCAAAAACATTAGCGTCAACTTCTTCACATAATATTACTACTGGTAGTAAAACATTTCTTACTTCTGATACTAGTTATGCTTCAGCGGGTCAATCTGTTTTAGTTACTTTTGCAGGATCTATTATTGGAGTTCCAACACTTAGATCTTCTACTGGGACCACTAGAACTATAACTATTAGTAGCCACAAATTTAATACGGGCGAAACTATTACCGTTCAGTTGGAGCCATATAATTCTAGCTACGATGGCTCTTTCACCATTACTGGTACTACAGCAAATACAATTACTTACTCGGGAACTGATGAATTGGTTGAAGAATCTACTTCGGCTACAGGAAATGTTTATCTTACTTCATCTAAAACACTAACCGGAACGATAACTAGTTTAGTAGCAAATACTTCTATTACCGTTAACGTTACATCAGTTGTAGGTTCTGGAACCGCGTTATATCCTTGGGATATTAAACCTACTTCTGGAATTGGATCTACAGACACTAATATTTTAGTAACTGGAAACGCTAATAACTGGCCTAGAGTTTATCCATTTAATGCGGTTATAAACCCAGACAGCACAAATCCTGAAGAAATTACTGTTAGTAGCATGTCTTCTTATAACTCGGATGGCGTTAGATTTAATGTAGTTAGAGGACAAAATAGTACTACTGCAAGAGCTCACTCTTTTGGATCTACAGTGCATAATAAGGCTATTCCTTATCGCCCACGACAATTAACTGCTACACCTGTTGCTGGTTCAACTTTTCCAAATGTTGCGTTTAGTAATAAAACTACTACAGGTAAAACTTATACTGTAGATAGCACTGCTGGTTTTCCTGATAAAGGACATTTTTATTTAGACTATAATAAAAACACAAATGTTGACGGTATACTTGTTGTAGCTTATACAAGTAAAACAAGCACTACTTTTGTTAATTGCAAGCTGGTAGATTTTTATACCAATGGGCAAAATTTATTCCAAGACTATGGAAGTACGGCTATGCCAGCTCCAATAATTCGTTTGGATATTACGCAACCATACCCATTCTACCCAGGTGCTTTTGAAAGCATTAACGAAGACGGTACTCAAAAGAGCGAAACGCTTTCTACGGCCCCAGACAGCCTTGTAATCGGATGGGGCAACTACTACCAACGATCTGGCTATTACCCTGGTCTAATGACCTCTGGATCGCCTAAAACAGGCAAATTGGTAGATGAAGAAGACTGGGCGTTTGATACTACTGAATTCCTGGACCCAACTAAAGTTGGTAATGGTATTAATGACTCTCCAGCTATGCACTATATTTATATATATTGCGACGATCATACAATAGACGAAGACGTATATTTTCTAGGTAGATTATTCAAGAAACAAACTACAGGTGGTTAAAAATGTCTGCAACATTTAGCGACAAGCAAGTAAACAACTGGTTTAGCGATATATCTAATGTATGGCTAAGTTTGCATTATGATGACCCAAGTGAGACTAGTGGTGTGTATAACGAGGTATTTGGGGGTTCGTATAACCGACAGAACGCCTCTTTTGGAGCTAGTTCTAGTAGAACCATCTGGAACTCTAACCGAGTTACTTGGAGTGGATTACCAGCCAGCGAAATAGCTTTTATAGGAGCTTGGGAAGACGATGAATCTGGTGATTTAATATGGTCTTGCCCAGCTCCATTAGATCCTAACGGTAGAATCATCAAAGTGGACACTGGAAAAAGCTTTACTTTGCCAATTAGCGCGATTGCTATCACTATTTCCTGAAAATGGCATAAAAAAAGGACAGCCCCCGAAGGGGCTGCCCAATTTATTTTTATGAACAACAATCGTCAGCTTGCTCTTTATCTCTATAAGTACTCTCACATTTGCTGCAATGCCATATTGATGTAGAGAACTCTACATCATCGCTATGAGATAACGAGAGAATGATATCGTCGTTACTGCCATCCCTAGCCCAGTCGCCTTCGTATACGTAATTACGATCACAACGAGGGCATTCCATAAGCCAAAACTCTTGCAATTCATTATCTTGGCTTACTTCTCTATCTAAAAAATCACTGTAATACATATCTTGTAAAGCAAATAAATGATTAAATATCCAACGAGTAACTGGATACCATTCTTCGCAGTTTTCGCATAGAACAGTGAGTTCATTTTGAGCAGGATAGCCTTTCACGATTTGCCTTCTTTGCCGTATAAGTACCCGACAAGAACACCATAGAATATGGCTGATTCAACGCTTGATTTAAGCAATAACGCGTGCAAAATATCGTCCACACTTTGTCCTTCTTCTAAATCTAAATCAGATTTATTAACGGAAGCGCGAAGAGTTTCAGCTATTGTCTCTACAAGCGCTGGAGCTTCTAACTCAGCAAAACGATGAGCAGCCATATAGTCTAGACTCTTTAAATCTACTAGACTATCTAAATCCCCATCCCATTCCATGTTGTTGTGGCGAAACTGACCCATAGCTTCTTCAACGTTATTAGGCTTGTTATACCCACGCTTATTCATATTAGAAGCAATGGAGTCGTTTAGACTCTCTGAGATCCTTAGTAGATCTTTTACCACAGGATCTTCTTGAGTATTTTTGATTTGATTTAAAAGACTAAAAAGCATATCTTTTAATTCATTGTCATCTATATTTTCGTGTTCGGTTCCCAATTAATGTTCCTCCATACTTTCAAAGAAACTTCTAACGCAAGATTTTCTAGATGAGAATAAACTGCGTCTTGGTTTCTAGTCTCCGTTATGTTTTGTTTTTTACTGTTCAAAACAAGAGAAAGAGCCGAGAGACTTAAAGATATCAATGCAGATACTATAATGTCTCCCGACCCTTTCGCTATTGTATGTTTGGTTACGGTAATTTGTTTTTCGTTTAGTAAATTAGAAGCTGCATTATGCAACAATCCAATTGTTGATTTGGAAATAGCAGCAACTTGATCTGAATTTAAACGAATCATTTATTACCTATCCGAGGAACCTCAGACTAATACCTTCTTCACCAGCCAACGCTTTAATGAGACGAATTTTCTCCGTCTCCGTTAGGTTGATTAGAATAGACTCTTCTGAAGGACCCTCTGTATTGAAATTGGGTGTGTAATTGGAACCTTCATCGTAGTTTGGTTGAGATGTTTCTACTGCATGAAGAGAAGAATAATAGAACCCAGCAATAAAGCTGCGAGCGATTAAACTTCCAACATATGATGCAATTTTGATCTCTGCTTCTTCATCTTCGTCATCAATAGAACCGATGTATTCAAATACACCACCTACTGACTGGTCAATGAGATTGTCGAAATCATCAACAGATTCTTCGGAAATAATATCCAGAAGATTTTCTTCACTAACTGATTCAGCATCCATAAATGCCTTGTACAACATATCTTGGTCTTCCATTTTTGCTCCAGTTTAGTGTAGTTGAAAAACGATTACTTTTCTGAAGTCAAGCGCCGAAGAACATCGGCACTGACGTTCAAGTACTCTTCGTCACCATTGTTGAATGTAGCTTCGGTAACGTTAACCGTCTCTTCACGGACATACTTGCGAATCAAGTTGTCCAACACGGCTGGCTCTGGACGGTTATCTGCGTTATCCACAGTCAACTGCCATTGCTCACGCAAACGAGAAGCAGCATCAACTAGGTTCTTAGTTGTAAGAACATAGCTAAAATCAGCTTCTGATTCAGCCTTGATTCTTGCAGTAACAAAATCGTTAACTGCTTGCGTAGTAGCATTTGGATTAGATCCTAAGAAGTCAAGACGAACTTCGTCCGTCCAATCAAAGAACGCATATCGCTTAGCTAGATCAATAACCAAAGCCATAAAGCTTGGGCTGTAGTGCTCACAGTTTGTAAACACTTCGCTGTAGTCAATGTCAGCCTTAAGCTGAGCCTTGCCTACCTTAACTTGAATTAAGTGGGTCAATGCTTCTTGATCCAGATCACCAAAGACCAGATACGTGTGCAGACGACCAGCACGAATCAATCCTGGGTGGATGTTCTCAGGGTGGTTAGTAGTCATCATGACTGATACTGGGTGACCCTTTGAACGCATACCGTCAAATGCCTCAAGCAGATTGGAAACTACTTGCTGATCTGGGGTATTAGCAATAACATCTAGATCCTCGTAGAACACGACAGCAGGAGAGTAGATATGAGCCAGACTCATAACTTCCTGCAGGTTGTCCTTACCAGGTCGTGCCTGAATGAACGTCCAGCCATTCTCAACAGCAACCTTAGCGGTCAACATTGCTGCCGAAGTCTTACCAGTACCGTAGCCACCAGCAAGAAGTGAAATCCAACGCAACGGCTGTCCATCTTCTTCATACAGCGATGGGTAGCGAAGTGGGTTCCAGATTTCAGCTTCCAGAGCAATGTCTACATCGCGCTTGTAAACGTACTGCTCACGGTTGATTCGGCTAAGGTCAATGAACTCTGGCATATCTGCACCAGTAATAGCCTTACCCTTGTAGATTGAGTACTCACGCAAGTAAGCTTCAATCTGGTTCATCAAACCACGAGCTGCTTTTTCATGCTTCTTAGGCAACTCGATGTGTAGTGCAAACAACGCACCAAATTCAGCATCACGGCTTTGACTCAAAGTGAATACCGCTTGCATGTCTGGGACCTCTAACTCGCCCCAAGGAACCTCAATGGTCTCATCAACACCAACGTTGATAGTGATTTTCTGAGGCGGAATCTTGCCACCAAATGGGAGATCAACACCCTTACCAAAACCAGGGTATCCGAACGTTTGCTGGAGCACAGTAGCAACTGCATTAGCACCATCCCACGGACGGTACTTGTACTCCCTAGAAATAACTGCCTTTTCTCTTTCCTCAGCAGCAGCCTTAGAGAAGATTTCTGCTCCAAGTGCGTACTCGCTACCTGCTGGCTTAGCGTAGAACTTTTCAGGGTGATCCTGAATACCGCTAGAGACTGAAGTGTATTCCGACACTTCCTTGTCTAGTTGTGCAAGCAATTCCAAGATCTTTGCTTGGTTTGCCTTGTTGCTTGAGATAATTTGGTGACTCATAGTTTACTTCTCCTTGTTTTGTTAGTTGTTGTTTTGTTCGTTGGAAATTTCGTCCATAGCTAGACGAAAACATTCGTCGCAATTACTGCGAGATGTAGAGTGATGTACATGCATAGAGATAGTAGGCTCTAATAAAGGCTGGTCTAATTTTGCTTGTATAACACCTTTGACATATGTTGAAATGTCGTTGAATATTTCTTTCATGATTTCAGGATCAGCGATATTAGGATCTGAAACCTTGTTAAGGTCAATTGTAATCCGATCTGGCATTTCTCCTACTTTCCAACATGGTTGAGTTGACTTGATTGTGTAGTAGCCCAAATACGTGCTTCGTTAATTGAGCTAAATATCTCCGACACTTCGCCGGTTTCGTTATTCATTACTCTCCAACCTTTCAAGGGTGAAATCTTTCCTTGAACAGCTGGAGTGATTAAGTATTGTCCGTCTTCAGATAAATAAACGGACAATGCTGATTGAGGAGAGTTTAATCTCGTAAACGTATTAATGCTTATCTCCTTTCAATAGTTTTTCAAGTTCATCATCAAAGTTTTCACCAATAGCGTCTTCTACTGCTATTTCGTGAATTGCCTGAAGATGTTGTACCAGATCTATACCCATTTCTAAGGCTATAGATCTTATAACTTTGTATTGCTCGTACCATTCACTTGAATCATGGAGAAACTTCCAACGTCTCTCGTCATTCTCGTGAAGATCTAGAGTCTCAGGAAACGGAAACTCTAGACGATTTAATAGAGACAAGGCTTGTCTGACACCATGCCACCCAAGTAAATCTGTGGAACCATCAGGATCACAACCAAATCCTTCTTTGAATTTCATTGTTGATTCCAGTCTGTCTTTTGCAGAAAAGTTAGCCATTGCTGGAATAGCTGTTTCTGCCCCGAATACACCATCGCTATTGAAGAAACAGAACATTTCTCCAAGACCTAAGATGTAACCTGAAAAGAAAGGATGATCAAATTGCAAAGCAAAGTGATCACCATTTTCGCCTAAATCGTCTTTAGGCGAAAAAACAATTGCAAACAAAATGCGAATAGCACAATCTGCTACCCGCCAAGAAGACTCAAATTCATTTTTAAATGTTGCTTTAATGAAGTCTTGATCAATATCGTCTTCGCTATAATCTACAATTTTATTTTGCCAAAGACGGTCTTCATCTTTTTCGTTATCCATCAATCAAACCCCTTCGTTATTACGTATATGGCACCTAATAAGAAAAAGGGCCAAAATAACACTGCTATTAATGGAGAAAAGAAGCTAAAAACTAGAAAGACTAGTAATGGAGCTCCTAAAAAGAAGAATAACAAACAACCTAAACTAAACAGTAGTTTCATTATTTCTCCAGACATAGAAAAATACCCGCACAATTTGTACGGGTATTTAGCGTATTCAGTACGTCTCGGAAGTATCTCCCCTTGGGCCTTCTTAAATGAACCGAGGTGGTACTGAATCAATTATTTTAAGGCATAATGAATACCTTATAGCTTTATTATACCTTATATCTGCCTAAATGTCAAATAGGCTTATAGCTAGATTCATCAACAGATTCTTTCTCTGCCATCTTAAATCTAACATCAGTAACGTCTACAACTGAGCATTCCCAGCTCCAGTTACCTCTTTCTAGTCCAACACTCATATAAATTAATTTTTCACCAAAAGAACTCTGGTTAAATGAAACGCGGGTTAAGAACCCAGTTGCTTCTTCAGCATCATCTCCGCTAACGATGATAGTCATCTCACGTCCAATATCTAAACATGTGAGCATAGAACCTGGCAACATGTGCGTAGAGTAGCTAATTGGCTCGTCGTGATCGTTATTCCACAAATCTTGTGGAGTTGTATTTCTAACATGCCTATCATTTTTGTCGTACATTTTATCTCCTTTGTTGTGTTTACGGGAATTTCATCCCTAATTTAGCAGCAGCTCTTTTACCGCAAGTAGGCCAGGGAGCTAACCAAGATCCTCCATGCGAATACCAATTAGCTACTGTTATTTGTTCTTCTGGGGTTGCTTGGTAGGCATGTTCAGCAAATGCTCTACCGCCAGCGCTTACCCATGTGGAGTGGAGGAACTGTAGACCACCCTCGTATCTACTGTTATCGGTCCAGCTTCCTTCACATTTATGTATCAAAATCCACAGATCCATGTTTCTAAGGTCTAGATTCTTGGTTCTGTGGACTGTCTGCTTCTTTACCTGCTTAGAAGCCTTGTGTGGCTTTCTAAGAGCTTTATGCCTAGAAGTGTGTGTCTTCCTAGGCTTTGGGGTGTTAATCGCTTTAGCGTGGACATGAGACGTTACTTTGCTTTTACTAGTTGTAGATTTTGGCTGCTCGTTGTTTGTAGCAACAATAGTTAAAGTAGCCAAAAATATAGCTATAATAACAGCAACTTTGCGTATCATATTTTTACTCTTCTGTAGGGAATATTCGGTCCCAGCACTCACCATGAATTCCAGTGAGCATTAATTCACGTTCTGCGTTTGACCAATCAGGCCAAACATGTTGCACGTGAGCTCCTTGTAAGAATAAGGAAAGTAAGTCTTTATCAACGTATAAGGTGCTGGGGATTCCACATACGGAACATGTGGGAGTAGTAATTAATACGTCAGACTCACTGTGTTCAGTTGTGTTTTCTTCTTCATTCATTGTACCACCACCTTCATTAAATGGCAGTAGGGAGCCACTGGATAAACTCCAATGACTCCCTACTGGGCTTATTTATTCGTCCCCAGGAAGACTTCCTGAAGTTTGATTGATAATCTCGCGCTCTGATGCACGGATCTCATTGAACTCGTCTGGATAACGCTTGCTCAACAAAGTAAGCGCACGTTGACGAGCTAACGCTGCTCTTCTAGTTTGCTCCAACAATCTTGCTTTTTTAACTGACGGAGAGAACTTAGAAGTTGACTCTCGTTGTTTCTTACTTGGTATGATCTGTACCATTTCACCCATCATGTGGACAGTCCTTTCTATTTGTGTAAACATATAATAAGCATATATCTGGGTGGGAGTCAAACCCACATCTCCCAACAAGCGGAAAGAGAAGTAAAACGCTTGTCAGGTGTCTTGCGTAGGCGGATGGTTGGGGTATACCACTACGCGTTAAACGACCAGATACGTGCGTCCAGTAGGGCTTGAACCTACGACCCACGGATTAAAAGTCCGTTGCTCTACCAACTGAGCTATGGACGCTAAGAAAGGGTATGCAAATCAGCTTCCCCACTTCAATACATACCCTTTCAGTACGCCTGGTTGGATTCGAACCAACGACCAACAGATTAGAAGTCTGTTGCTCTATCCCCTGAGCTACAGGCGTGTGGGGCGACTGGGACTTGAACCCAGGACCGACGGATTATGAGTCCGCTGCTCTGACCAGCTGAGCTACCGCCCCGATATTAGATTAAGTTTGGTGGAACCCATCCCAATCCCAATTTTCTCCCTTTAATAGTTGTATGGCACGAACCATACCACTAGCCCAACCATTGTTGAATTGGATCTCTTCGTCTTCAATAGCACCAGATTCGGCTTCAGCCTGATCTATTTTTGAGACGATCTCATATTCTGTTTGAAGAACTTTGATCATTTCTTCAACTGTTCTTACTTCATTCGGTGCGTATCCCATTGCTTTCTCCTTGTTGTTGTAGGTAGGTCTCCACGAAGTCTAGCTTCACGTACCCATGCGTGTACGCGTGGCCCTGGAAGGTCAAACATCTCACAAATTTGCAAGACAGGTTTGCTAGAAATAAGCGCTGCTGCTCTTATGTAAACGGAGACAGCTTCGGAAAATGATGCTGGATTATCAAAATTGTTACGATCAAGTGGAGGAAGTTCTAAAAAAAGAGCGTCCAAATTTTTGGCAACTTCCCAATTGGCTTCGTCTTCAATTGATTGAATTGGAATGTGGCGAAGAATGTCCGATGACACTGAATTTCCAATGATGGTGAGCTCGGAAATAATAAAACGACCTAGTGGATCTTGCTCTAGCTTTCCCTTTACAATGACTGAGGCTGGTGGATTACCCAAAGTTAGCTTTCTAGAAAATTCCTTATTTGAAATTTTTGAAAGTTTAGATAATTCGCAACGAACTAAATCAATACTTTTATTTCTTACTGCTTTTTTAGTTGATTTTGTCATTATTTTATCCCTTGATTGGTTGATAAAACACTCGGCTTCTATTGACGTAAACGGCATTTTGATTCATATCCAACAATGTTGGTTCCTCAGTGTTTACGCTATCAATTGACTGCTGCAAAGCTGAAATTAGAAGTCTCACTTGTTCTTTAGTGAGCTTTAGCGTATTCAAATTGCACCGTCTGTGTATGCGAAATGAAATTCTGTGCAACCACAAGTTGGAAAAATACTTGTTTCGTAGCTGTTTTCACATTTACCGATATCTACTGAACCATCTGGATGTTCAACTATGTTATGCCAAAGCACTTTGCAACCACAAATACACAAAGCTTGATCTATTTGATATGCAGCGTTGTCGTTGTACATTACTTATCTCCTTGTTTAATAATTTGTTTTCGTGCCCGAAGTGGGATTCGAACCCACACTGAAAGGATTTTAAGTCCTCCGCCTCTGCCGTTGGGCTATTCGGGCTTAGAGGATTATTAATTCCAATATATCTGAACTTCTCGAACACTGAATACTACTCGGTCATAACACATAGGAGAACTTGTACCACAATCACCACAGTAACAAGTTCCATCGTTGTCTTGATTCCATTCAATATTGGCTTCTTTAGCAAAATACTCAGCGAGCTCACGAGTACCGCATAAAATTGGAACTTGATCTATTTCTTCTTGCCCACAAAGCTCCTCGTACACATCGCTGTCGTTTATAACCACCGCATAACATTGCTGTTTCTTTAAAATTTTCATTGCTCTCCTTATTAGTTTTGTTGAGCAGTTTAAACACTTGCTCAGGTGTGTAAACAAAGAATCAGGGAAGTGAGTCTCTGTTTTGTTTTGTCTGCTTAAATTGATCTTCCAGATGAGCGACCAATAGAACGAACGTGCTCGTCACTCTTGAACGAAATTGCAAATCCTTGCTTAGGAACTAAATCTAGCCGAAACTGTTCAAGACGCTCTCGTCGCCAAGTTAAGACGCAATCACTACTTGAACAGTGGTCATAGATATTAGATCTTTCTTGACTAAGCTTAGAGTTACAAAATCTACACACTAAATAGCCAATAAATTTAGCATCAAAAGCTTCCATGATTAGCTTTGTTGCTTCGTCAAATTCATCAGGCTCTAGCATTATTTTACAATTTCTGGAGACTGGTACTCGTATTCCCAAGATTCGTCTTCTGCGTATTCTGGGTCTACTAAATTAGTAGCAGCAATAGCCTCGGATACTACTTTAAGGTAGTTAGTGTCCTCAGACGTGTGAGATGGTGTTCCTACAAATTGAATGTAGCAATCTTGTAAGCCATCTTTGCCTTGCATTCTACCAACGGCTTTAAACTCACCCTTTGGCTTAAAGGCTTTTAAAACTCCTTGGTTAATTGAAGAAATAAATGAAGCGCTCTTCCGTTCAGTCAGCTTAATAATCTGACCTGGATTATTGCGTAGCACTTCTGAAAGGTCTAGATATTTAGCGACATATCTATTTTCTTCGTTAGAAACTGGAATATCTTCAACAAACTCATAACCATTTTCTGTACTCATTATTACTCCTTATAGTTTAATTAGATTGATAAAGCTCTGTCTGAATAAACACTCAGACCCATGAAATGCTTTTTACCCTTCATGCGGGTACGTTCATATTCAGTTGTACCTCCCCATACTCCATATGGGGAAACTTCCATTGCATAATCAAAGCACGGAACTTTAATCGGGCAATTTTTGCATATTTCTTTAGCTAAACGGTATGACTTCTCTTCTTCAATATCACTAACAAACAAACCAGGATCTTCGTTAGCACAAAGCCCTTCTTCGCTCATTGTAGTGATGAAATTGTACTGAAGTTCACTCACAGCTGTTCTCCTATTTGGTTAATGTTTTAAGTTCTTCTTTGATTACAGATTCAAAACGCTTAGAACTATCTACCATTTCTTGCATGATATTTACAGAACTAATCATTTCTTTTACCATAGTACTAGAAATAGATTGTAGATATTGAGGAAATTCTTCATCCGAATTTATGAAGTTAATTTTCTCGCACCATAGTTTTGTAAATGTAATTTGAGTTTCTTGTATCGCGCGTTCATTTTGGATTAAACGCAACGTTTCTGTAAAACGCTCAATAATGGATTCTCTTTTGTACTTGTTAAAACCTGCTTTAAATGCGATAGCAGACGAGACAACTACGATAAATATCCAAATTATATTGTAGGCTAAAGTGCTCATATCTTCCTCTCTTTAAACAATAAAAAACCGCCTCAATTTGAGACGGTAATTGGGTATAGTTTTCCCCAACACATTAATTATACCATATATAAAACAAATTACCTAATTTACTTATCTTCTTCAATTTCTATTAATTCCATTGCTGTTGAAATAACTTGTTTAACTGCGCTTGGAGTGTACTTGCTATACATTTTTTTAGCTAATAAACCAAGTTTGTGTCTTGGATTACTTTCCATGCACAGATTAAGTAAACTTTGAGCGTAGTCTTCTTGATCTTTAGTATACGCATCAATACTTAAAACAACGTATACACCACACGATAAATCGTCTGGGCATACTTCTAATAACCCGTGTAAATATCTTATCGCCGTTTTGTAATTTGGATCATCATCTTCTAGCATAACTAGTTTAGCTAATAATACATCTCTACATAACAAATCGTGTAACGAAGCAATTGATTTCATTTGTTCTAGTTTATCTTCTGATTCGTGTACTTCCCAACTAAAAAAGCGATCTACTTTATCCGATGTAGGTACAGGCATTTTTACTCCTTATGACAAGAACATGGACATTTCCATTGGGCGGGTGTTTTGCTTTCCATACTGGACTCAAAAATGCCAGCGCAGTTTGTGTGGTTGTTAGTCATGCACCAACCACTCATATGATTTGCTACGTGGGTCATTTTACTTTCCTTCCGTATCGCATCATCAAAGAAAGTAGCTTTTCTTCATCGCCCTCTTCTATGGCTTCTTCAATTTCAGCTTGTATAGCATGAACGTAGTGAATTGGATCAATGGTGTAAAGATGATCTCCTTCACCCCATGTTTTGGTAACTGGGTCCATCCAAAGCATTTTTTCCTCCTTCGCTTGTTTTAGGCAAAAAAATAGTAGGGGCTGCAGTATTACCTGCAACCCCTACTATTTGTGTTAGAAGTGAATCTTCTTTGCAATGCTAGCGGCACTAGCACCAAGGCCAGTAGCCTTAGAATTGATTTTGACCAGGAAACTTTTAGCGAAGTTTTGGTCTAGCTTGCTTACCTGATTTGTTTCATCAGGATTAACGGTTTTTGCGTCATAACCATACGCTTCTAAAAGTTTTTCAGAAAACTTTTCAAAAGTCTTTATTTCTTCTGGAGTAGTGCCAGCGTTGAATTGGGAGAGCAATTCCGATTGTTCTTCTGCTGACAGTTTTTCAAGATTATCGAAAACTTTTTCTTCTTTTCTTGGAAAACTTGTCTTCTTGCGGTTTTTGTAAACAGTCTTGCCTAGCGTGAACGAAAGCTCGCAAATCTCAATTGCGCCACGAACCAAGATGTACGTGACAAGACTTGAAAGAACAGTCACTCCACCTGACTTGAGTGCATTCTTGCTGATCATAATATTTCCTCTTTCTTTTGGTTGGTTGAATTTACCTTGTGTGAGCTTTTTAGCCTCGTACTCAGGAGGTGAAATTTACTACAACTTAGGAATAGCCTTCGTCGTCAGTAGCAACAGGATCAGCGTCATCTTCTTCAACGCCTTCTTCGTAGCAATCTACGCACATGTCGTTATCGTAAATTGGTAGGTATTTTTCGCACCACCCGCACGTCTGGATGTAGATCTCCATTTGTTCTCCTTGACGGTTATTGTGGAAGTGAGCCTTTTAACCTCATGCTCAGGAGGCGCTAAATAACCTTTGACACGGGGGGGAATCGCAGATTATTTAGCGTTTTTTCCTTACCTCGGGGGGTGAGTAAGGAAACCTAACGCAAAAAGCGCCTACGAATTAAACCGTAAGCGCTTGTATTTTGCGTGTTTTATAGTAGATTGCTATGTATTTTCGACATAACTTTCCCTATTGCTTATATTATACCGCATATTGATTAGAATGTCAAGTTTTTAGCTAACTTTATATATGTGTTCAGAACACAACTTATTACCTAATAGGGTGCATATTATTATTTCCCCTACTAGTATTACTTGATTACACTCTTCACATATGTCTATATCTTCACTAATAGTTATCATATATATATAATGCACTATTTAACTATAATAGTCAAGTCTCTCCAATTGTAACGTTTTGGTAACGGAACACGCCTGAACTTGCTTTTACCCTATAAGTAATAGTAGAAAGGCTCACATGTTGAAAAACCACTCCCCAGAGACCCAATTGATCTCGTCACTCCTGAACAACCGAGCAGGCAATGAAGCTGCCGGATTAGGGGTCACGCCTGACATGTTTAAAGCTTACAGGGCTGAATACGAATGGCTCTGTAAGTACATCAAAACACACAGAAAAACCCCTTCAACGCAAACATTTATAGAGAAATTCTCTGATTTTCCTGCTTCAGAAGTAGTTGAAACTGAATACTACGTTGAGGAAATTCTGGAAAAACACGCTAAATCGTTGCTTATTTCAACAATGAGAGAGGTAACGCACCAACTGCAAGCTGACGATGTTCAATCAGCCGTTATCACAATGGCTGACTTTGAAGTTCCAATCATGCGTAAAAAGATGTTTGACGCATTAAAGGACCATTCGTTCTTAGATGATTACTCAGAACCACCAATCAAGATTAAAACCCCGTACAAAACTATTAATTTTGCCACTCACGGTGGTTATGCCCCAGGTGAGTTCTGGATCATTGCTGCCAGATTAGGGCAAGGAAAGTCTTGGACATTACAGAATTTCGCAAAAGAAGCTTTGATTGACGGCAAAAAGGTCTTGTATTACTCCTTGGAAATGCCAACGAATCAAATTATGGCTCGTATGAACGTTTTGTTGGGTAATCACTTAGGACACAAAATTACCCACTCAGAACTAGAAACACGAACACTTCCAGTTGATCAATACAAGACAGTTCTTGATGATATCTCAACTAGGATACCTGGCGAACTGTTTGTTATTGACTCTGGTTCAGGCAATATCACAGCTGAAACAGTTAGACAGCAATCCGTAGGAATGGATTTGGTAATCATTGACTACATTGGTTTGATGACAGTCCCAGGCAAGTCAATGTCTGTAGACTGGCAAATGCTTGGAATGATTTCTAATCAGCTTAAGCAAATAGCTTTGGTCAATGAAGTCCCTATCATTGCTGCTGCCCAGATAAACCGAACAGGAGACCACGGAGGAAGAAAACCACCGGACGTTGTTAATATCGCTCGTGCAGACTCACTTGGACAGGACGCGGATGTAGTTATTACCCACACTTTGCAAACTACGTCTCTCATGGCGTATAGCATCAGTAAGAACCGCCACGGCCCAAGCAAGATTCCATTTTTCACCAAGTTCCTACCAGATGTTGGAAACTTTGAAGAAGTAACTGCAGAAACCGCTGCGGACATTAGAGACACAGAGGATGTGGATTATGAGTAATTCGGTATTTGTCGTATTTAGCGACGACAATAAAATTGCAGGTATTTACCAAAAAGAAGAAGAAGCTTCATCGGCTGCTCAAACAATCAACGGAGAATACGACAAATATGCAATTAATGATGACTATGAAGAAATTGTTTATTTAGCAGTGCCAGTTTCTACTGCTGAATACGAAGAGATTATGTCGTTTTGCTCTGAGCAATCTCTTTCCCCAACTGCGTTCTTCAGAACCGCAATTTTAGAGTATTTAGCGAAATGATGATAGTCAGGTGTTGCAACAACAATTGTGACACTCGCACCGTAGATTCTGAAGAATCTTTAACTTGGTTTAGGGTCTTTAGATACCCCAGACTGCTCGTTTATTGTTCAAAAGCTTGTCTGTTCTCATTATTTGAAAGGGACGATTTGTGATTATCACACTGCAAGATGCGTTAGCTAGAGGTAAAGGAGTAGAGCGCCCATTTACTTGCCCAGTACATGCGGACACTAATCCTTCAGCTTCAGTAAATATTGCTAAAGGTGTTTGGTATTGCTATACCTGTGGTGCAAAAGGAAAAATTGATGATGTACCACAAGCGACTGAAAACGAAGAAAATGATTTTCTAGCCAGTCTTAATTTCGACAATGAAATGCGCATTTACCCTGAATCATGGTTAGATGTGTTTGATTCTGGGCCAATACACGAGTACTGGTTGAGTAGATTCACGCCAGAAGCGTGTAAGTACTTTCGGCTTGGATATGACTATGAAAACGAGACTCCCACGTATCCAATTAGAAACTCTTCTGGAGAGGTATTAGGAGTTGTCCGTAGAAATTTAACTACTAACAGACCTAAATATAAATATCCAAAAGGTGTTTCAATTAAGAATTGCTTGTTTAACCATGAAAAAATCACATCAGATACTTTGGTGATCGTTGAAGGGGCAATGGACGTAGTAGCTTGCTATGAAGCCGGATACGACGCTGTTGGAGTGTATGGAGCTCAATTACATCAGTCACAAATCCAGATGATTAACAGGCTTGGTGTGTCAAAGGTAATTCTTGCGTTTGATATGGACACGGCAGGACAAAATGCTAAAGAGCAAGCTATATATTCTTTGCAGAACCTTTTGTCTTTGATGCATATCTATGCAGCGGAATGGCACCCAAAGCTGGGTAAAGACATGGGAGATCTATCCCTAGAGGCTAGGCAGCAGATTTTAGACGACGCTGAGATGATAACGTTTTGGTAACGAAACCAATTCAAACTAGACAAACCGCAAACCATCAGTTAGGTTATTGAATATGTTGACAGATACAGACCCAAAGGTAATTAACGATCTAGCAGATTTGCTGGACGAATACGAAGTTGCTAACAAAGTCTACGTTGAATCAAAGCAAAACTTAGACTCCATTAAAAGTCAGATCATTGCTTTATTAGAAAGCAACGAGATCAAGACAACTGATGTTAAAACAGACCACGGTACTTACAAAGTAACTCGCGTACAGGGCGAGAAAACTATTGTTGACGAATCAGGGCTCAAGAATTCTCTTGGAACTAGATTCTCTTCTGTAGCTACTTTGACTTTAGATCAAGATAAACTCATGAAAGCTATTTTGAGCGGGAATCTTCAAAAAGATGAAGTTGCCCCATTCTTGAGTACAAAGAAAAATGGAGCATACGCCAAAATAACGAGGGTTGAAGATGCCTAAAGGATACAGCCCAACAGTAAGGTTCGTCAGGTCATTACCTGGTGAATACTACATGGTGAGCGAAGCTGCAAAAATGATTGGGGTTTCACCTCATACTTTAAGACAGTATGTATCCGATCCAAATCTATCACCTACCAAATGCGCTAACTTCGGAAAAGTGCGTATTTATCTTTACACTATGGAAGATATCCAAAAAATACAGAACGAATTAAATGAAAGAAGAAAGGTAGTTGATTTCAATGGCGAAAGAATGGGAAAGCCTTCAGGCAGACCGAGTAAATTCTCTAAAGAAGAAGCTGCGCATAGAAAGCGACTTTATGCCCAGCGTTACTATTACACAAAACGCGCTCACAAACTTAGATCTGAAGGAAGAGATGAAGAATCTTCAGAAGCCTTCAAACAAGCTTACAAGATTGACACTTACTTAAGGACTCATGATGACACCGGATCGAATCAAGATTAGCGTTTCCCATATGATATACATTGACCGTGAACCTTCATGGGTCAAGTACGAAATGGCTAGTGACGTTGATGCCAATGAAACAAATGAACAAGCGACACAAAGAATAAGTGCTCAGGTTAACCAGTACGTTATTGATGTGATTACTGAAACCGTAGCAAAAATAGAAGAAGTCAATACTAAGATTAAGGAAAATTCAAATGGCTAGATTCACTACTGCAGCTTCTGAAAAAACGTCAGCAAAGAGCGATTGGCTTGCTACGTTCAAGACTGGAGACACTAAGATCCGTTTTCTTCAAGAGACTGGAGACTTCCGAGAGTACTGGGAGCACTGGTACGATGGAGGTTCTGTTCCTTGCACCCGTGATAAAAGCACTTGCCCTTGTTGCCAAAGCAATGACGAAAAAGTACGTTCAGCTTCACGTAAGTTCGGCGTAAATGCTATTGAGCGTTCCACCGGAGTTGTTAAGGCTTACAAGATCCCAGTCAGCCTGTACAACCGTTTGGTAACGCGTGCTCAGCGTAATGACGACACGTTGTTGAACCGTGACTATGTTATTATCCGTTCGGGAGCTGGGTTAGACACCGAATATGATGTTGAGCAGGGCGAGAAGTACGAAGTTGATGTCGCTGACTATACTTTGCTTGACGTGGATAAAATTCTTAGTTCTGTTTGGGAAGCCAAGTTTGGTGGCATCACAATTACTGAGAACACTGAAGCAGTTGTAGAGGATGATGTTGTCCCTTTTGATCAAAGTGTCAGCAATGACACTAAAATCATTGATGAATCAGATCTGTTTAAGATGACGATTCCGGCTTTACATAATGTTGCTATTGAATTAGAAATTGAGCCAAAGAGCATTAAAGAGGCTTCCACGAAGTCTAAGCTCATTAGCTTGATTCTGAACGCTTCTTAACGAAGCAGCCAGAGGATAGAAAGCTCCGTCCCAGCATTTCTATCAGGAACAGTTGTCCACCTGTCTAGGTTCGATTCCTAGCTCTGGCACGTGATTATCAAAAAGAAGATCTGGAATCTTCATTCCCACAGTCAGTTCAGCGCAAATGACGCTTTGCCACGTGTTCAAGACATGGTAAACACAGTCGTTGGTTATGGTCAGCCTGCTCTTGGTCTAACAGACCACGGGAACATGGCTGGATCTGCTCAGTTGTATAAAGCCTGCAAGCAAGCAGGTATTTTGCCCTTTCCTGGCTCAGAACTTTATATAGTTAATAACAGAGATGATAAAAAGGCCAAAAGACACCATATGTGTGTGGTTGCTTACAGCACTGAGGGCTATAACAATCTTTGTAATCTAAGTAGTATGTCTAACGTCAATTTCTACAATAAGCCTTTGTTGGATATGCACGACTTAGCAGAACTAAGCTCACAAGGTCTTTTAAAGGGCATAGCAGGCACTTCAGGCTGTTATTTCGGCTTTGTAGTCCAAGCTATAGCAGCCGGAGACATGGATCGTGCTAAGAGCATCCTGTGCTCCTACGCTAAATGGTTTGGAGATAAGTTTTACGTTGAGCTACAGAACCACAATATTGATCATGGTAACGGACTAACTGACGATTCTGTAGCAGATATTTTATTAGATTTAGCCACCGAATTGGGCATTCCAACTATTCTGACTCAAGATAGCCACTACTGCGACCAGCACGACAAAGTTGTCCATGAGACGTTAAAACGATTAGTTGCTTATGGTAGCGACTCAGAAGATGCTGTGTTCCCAGGAGATGGGTTCCATCTAGCAGACACCGAATGGTTTGTTGATCACCACAACGAAAGAAGACTTTTAGCAGGAACTGAAGGTTTATCTGATTTGCTTGATTCTCACACGCTGCAAATTAAAGAGCTGGATTCGTACTCTTACAATATTCCTTTCACTGTGGAAGATCCTCTAAAGGAAATTAGCGACCGTTGCTACCTAGAATTGGAAAAAAGAGATCTTCTTAAGCCTGCTTATCAACAGCGTTTACAAGAAGAATTGGAAGTAATTGAGCACACTAGAATGGCTGGCTATCTAAATCTAGTTGCTGAAGTTACTGACTGGTGTGCTAACAACACTGTTTACACTACTACTCGTGGATCTGCTTCTGGTTCGTTAGTGTGCTGGTTGTTGAAGATCACTCAAGTAGATCCAATTAAGTATGGCTTATCCTTTGAAAGATTTATCTCTAAAGACAGAACTAAACCACCAGATGTGGACCTAGACGTAGAACACGAACAGCGTGATAAGTTAATTGCTTGGCTATCAGAAAGATTTGCTGTCACTCAAATTGGCACCTGGCTTACCCATTCTTTAACAGGGGATGATGAAAGTGGCAAGGGATCTATTAGAGTCAGGTATTACGCGTCTAAGCGTAGACAGGGTGCTGTTCTGCAGGAATGGAATCAAATACCTTCTGAAGAAAAGAACGCGTTATTTAAGCTTGCCGATAACAACGCAATTTCTTCTTATGGAACTCATGCTGCTGGCTTAGTGGTGACTACTACTAAATCGGAATTTGACAAGTTGATTCCAACTATGTGGGTAGCAAGCAGCGAAACAATGGTTACTCAGTATCCAATGGACGATATTGAAGACTTTGGAATGGTTAAGCTTGATGTTTTAGGATCTAAAACCTTAACTGTGATTAACAAGACTATTAAGATGCTAGGAAGAGATTTTAGTGAAGGTTTAGATTGGATTCCACTAAATGATAGTAAAACGTTTACGGCTATATCTAAAGGTGATACTGACGGTGTTTTCCAATTAGAGGGCTGGACTACCAAGCGTGAAATATCTAAGCTGAAGCCCACTAAACTACGCGATGTTGTGGACGCTATGGCTTTATTTAGACCAGCAACCATGAACTCTGGCGCTACGGAAACGTATTTGTCTAGAAGAGCCAAGAAGACAAAAATACCTCAGAGACATGAGTTCCTTATGGCTACGACCAATGATACTCAAGGAATCTTCTTGTTCCAGGAGCAAGTTATCTCCGTACTTAGAGAGATAGGGCTAGAGGCAGTTGATTTAACTAAGTTTCTGAAGGCAGTTAAGGCTTCAAACTCTAATATTGGTGGAGCTGGAGATGTTATTCAGGGATTTGAGCGACAGATCAAGCAACTATGTGATGACTATGGATTCAATTCTGATGATTACGAGTTCATATGGGAATCTGCTACAGGATTTGCTGCTTATGGTTTCAACAAAGCCCACTCAATGGCTTACGGAGTGACCGCTTACAGATGCGCATATCTAATGGTTCACTACCCAGTTGAATTTCACACTGCTTTGCTTGATGTTTCATCTGGCTCTCCAAAAGAAGATAACTACGTATCTGCTACTAGAGCACGTAATATCAAGATCAAAATAGCTCATGTAAACGAATCTAATGAAAGCTACACCATCTCTAAAAACGGTAAGTACATAAGAAAAGGTTTGAGATCTATCAAGGGTCTTGGCCCTGCTTCGGCAAAAAAGATTGTTGCTGCTAGACCAGAAGATGGTTATGAAAGCACCAAGCAGTTTGCCAGACTTACCAAAGTATCTGGTACTAAACCATATTTAGAGACTGGAGATATGGAAGTAGGAACTTTTGGGAAGCTCTATGAAAATAGGGCATTTGAAGGGTTATCAGATGAGTGATGGATGCGAAGCAATGCTGTGGGTTAATGAAGTGTGGTGCAGATGTTGGAAACAACCTACTGAATCCCATCACATGCTTACTAGGGCTCGTGGTGGTGCAATTTTAGATGAGGTTGGTGAGACCTACCACAAGATTAATCTATGCAGAGAGCACCATGCATGGAGCGATGGAGGACAAGCATATGAAGCTGGTCTTCTGATAGATGGATATGTAACTAAAGAAAATGGAAAAGTCGTATACCAAGGAACTAACCACTACTTGAGAAGACATTATGGACAAAGTTAGATATACGATTATTTCTGCGCCAGATGATTCGGTAAGAGAGACTTTGCTACTTGTCTGCGACGCTTTAGATAGAATGGCTATAGCTTCTATAGAAACTGCGTTAGAGTTAGATCAGATGGATGACGACAACGAATCAAGAAACTTTGTTCTTGGAATAGAGAACAGTTTAAGAGCAATAATTAGAGCTGGATTGGGTTTATAATGAAGTTATCAACGCTAGCTAAGACAATTGAAGAAGAACTAGCAGTTACTATGAGGCACGCAGATTGGTTGGAAAACCATTCAAACGCCATTTATAGCGAAGAAGCTATCAAATTTGCTGGGGAAGCATTGTCCTCTTCAGTTGGTGGCAATAGGGCTAGAAGACTAGCTTTTAGAGGATCAGATACTGGAAGTTGTGATAGAAAGCGAATATTCAAATATCTAAAAATTCCATATGAGCAAAGAGTTTCTGAAAAGCAAGCAAATATATTCCACACAGGTAACTTCTTGCACTTGAAATGGCAAATGGCTGGAATAACTGAGGGCTGGTTAAAAGCTGCCGAAGTACCTATGTCTGCTCCAGAATTATTGCTGGAAGGCACTGCAGACGGTATTTTATACGATGATACTGGCTTTGAATTTAAAAGTATCAATTCTAGAGGCTACTCACAAGTATTGGCCTATGGACCAAAAGAAGAGCACATTTATCAAATGCACGCATACATGTTAATGGGTGATCTAGAAAAGTATTCAGCTATTTATGAAGACAAAAACACACAAGAATGGCGCGAATTTAGAGTTTATAGAAATGATAGTATTATTAAAGAAATAACTGACACTTTGCTAGGTTTAGCTGAGTCCATAAGCAACGAAGTATTGCCACCTTTGTTGCCTAAGTGTATCAATAAAGAAGGCATGGCTTACAATTACTGTGATTTTAAAGACGTATGTTTTACTTACGAAGGGTGGCCTAAATGAGTCCTGCAGTCAGTATTAGAAAACCAATGCAGAAAGACATGCAGTTCAGTAAAACTTTAACTGAAGTACAAACAGAGTATGGACTTCCTTCTTTAGAAGAATTAGAACACGAGATAGATGGATATGTTGATATTTTATTGGGAAGAGAACCTTCTCCAATATCTAGCCCTTATTTGTCTATGATGGAAGTTGCTACTGCTTATCACGCACGCGGTCAAGAAATAGACATGATCATACACAGAGGAGAGCGTAGTAGCTCAATTCTAAAAAGCTCTCCTTATTACAAATTTAGAACTGGAGAGCTAAGAGCTTTTCTAGAACTAACTAAAAAATGCGCAGAATTGGGTAGTCGCAGGCTTACTCAAGAAACACTACTACAACAGCAAAAGCTGGAATCTTAATGGATGAGCAGCTTGAGCTAGATTTGGAATATTAAAATGAGCGGTATTATTTTGCCAGGTAGTGGAAATTTGAATATCAATTCAAATCCAACTCAGGCTCAAATGTTGGCTAGTAATCCAGAGATGCAAAGAATTATGAGCCAAGCTACTGAAATTGATTTCCTAAAACAGGAATTAGCTGGTATGCAACGTTGTTTAGCTACATTGGCTTGGAAATATGCTGGTGGCAAAGCTATTATTTCTGATGAAGAAATGATGAGTATACCTACTCAAATCCATGCTATTAGAGAAGACTCTAAATCTAGGATGCTATTATGGGTTAGTACTGAAACCCTTAATCCAGATTCAATTGTTGCTGAAGCTGGACAAATGACTACTGATACGGAAGAAAGCAGTGATGAAGGAAGTTGATCACCCAAAAATATATACGGTAAAGCTTTCAGAGGATCAAATTGATGCCATATTCGATGCTTTCAGGATGCTTACTATGATTGATTCCATTGAAACTGAATGGGGAGAGCTAAGCACGCAGCAATCCCAAGAATCTTTTACTGATATATCCGACAGTTTTTTCGGTGTTGGATACAAAGAAGATATGTAGACAACTGAAATATACTAATAATGTAGCGCTACTACTATTTTAAGGAATTAATATGGCACTTTTGACCAAGCAAACACTTACAAAGGCTGGAGCAGCTGTTACTTTTACTTCTGCCTCTACCTCGGACACTATTGATTTGTCTAGAGATGTTATTTTGCTCGTTACGACTGCAACTGGATCGGGCCAAGTAATCACTGTTTCTTGTTTCCCAGATACCACTGAATGGGGTTCTGCTGTACCAGACCTAACTTACACAGCAGTTAACAGCACGACTAGAGCTTTTTACTTGACTCCTGCTAACAATGCTTCACCAACTACTGGTCTTTGCACCATAAGCACCCCAACTACTACTGGTTTAACTTATGCGGTAATAGCTCAGTAATGAAATACGTAGGGATAGACTACGGCGTTAGATCTGCTCATATTGCAATAATTAATGACAAAGATCTAACAGTACACACTATTTCTACAGATAAATTAGATAGTCGGCAAGACGAGCTTATATATATAAGGTCTAAAGTAGAACAGTTTTTATCTAATATAGATATTGTAGTAATAGAATCCCCAGTATTGGCAGGTCCTAGAAACTTACAAGTTCTAATATCTATGTCTCAGGTATGCGGAGTACTTCTAACAAGTTGTACTCCGCATACTGCTGTCACAGTAGCTGTGGCTAGTTGGAAGAAAGAAATAGTTGGGAAAGGAAATGCCTCTAAAGAAGAGGTTGCTAATTGGTTAGAAAAGTACTATCCTGACTTTTATAATAAATGCCAAAGACAGGATCATATAGATGCCACATGTATCGCCTTATACGGGAAACTCATATCCTGATAAGAATAAACCAATATATGAAGAGCATATAGCCGATAATGTTTGGTTTGTTTATAATGAGCAGAGTTGGGTTAATGTAGACGATCACATATGGTCTTGGTCAGATATTGAAGATCCTGAGATAGAAGAGACAGAAGAAGTACAACATAATATTTTTGCTAGTTTATTTCCTAGCTGGCACATAAATGCTTCTTGTTTAGATATGAATGACGATATATTTTTTGGCGGAGATGGAACTCCTGAAAATCCATCTATGACTCCCTCTCGTATAAGACAAGCAAAAGAAATATGCAGACTGTGCGTAGTAAGAAAAGATTGTATAGTGGCCTCTTTGAATTTCAGAGAAGAATATGGAATTTGGGGAGGAATAACTGCAAATGAAAGAATTAATCTTTTTAACTTTATAGATAACGGAACCAAGCCAGAAAAAATAGCAGAAGACTACATACACGGATTATCTTATAAGTACGGTGCAAAATGAAAGAAATAGAAGTTATTCCAGAAGGATCAAATGCTTACCATGCTTACAAACAAAGGCAATCTGGAGCCTCATGGGAACAAATAGCAGAAGACAATGGATATTCTTCTGCTGATAGTGCGATGACTGCAGTGAATACTTATTTACAACGCTCAGCGTTATCACAAAGTGAAGAGTGGCGTAGAGAAGCGTTACAACTTGAGTTAGACAGATTAGATTCGTTGAATGTCATAGCGTGGGACCAAGCAATGGCTGGTGATCTAAGAGCAGTTGATACTGTATTAAAAATTATGGGACACAGAGCCAAGCTATTGCAACTTGATGTGCCCACAGATACCAATGATGGAATGCGCACATTGATAGTAATGGGCGACACTGAAGAGTACGTTAAGTCTTTGAAACAGGTCGTTACAGAAGAATTAGAAGCGTAGACATATAAGAGATAATAATAGAGACCAGGGGACCTAGGTGGGCATAAGTCCCCTGGTCCCAAGACAGGAGTTTAGATGAGCGTCCCAGCTAATATAGATCTAACAATACAAAAAGGCGAAGATTATGTCTCCCAGTTTTATTGGTTAGATTCTAGTGACAATCCATTTCCTGTGGTTAATCCTGCCTATATGATGGTGAAACCTTCCATTGGTAGCGGAACAACAACTCTAAAATTAAAAACGACAGGTGTATTATCTACTTGGATTGATACAGGTATTCAAGTTAGCGGAACTACTGGTTTTATACAAATAACTTTAACAGCAGCCCAAACTTTGGCTTTAACTGCTGGTAGTTATGTATACGATTTGTTTGTATCGTACAATTATCTAAACTCAAATGGAACAGTAAATAGCGTTAAAATAACTAAAGTTATTCAAGGTAAATTTATAGTAAATGATAGCGTAACGGTTGTACCATGAGTTCCATAGAAGTTAAATATCGTTTAGATGATGGTGGTTCAATCCTATTTTTTGAAGGGTTAGCCACATCAGCTGGATTAACTGGCGTTACTGGCCCAAAAGGATTACGTGGAGACATTGGAACCACAGGAAGCACTGGTCCTACTGGTCCTACTGGTTATTTGCCTACAGCTTGGGCAAGTGGAGCCATGTCTACGCTTAGAGTTTCAAATACTGGACAAAACATTGGAACCGAAGCTGTAAAAACACTAGAACTTGGTGCAGAAATAGATTTTTTAGGTATATATAAAAATAGTACTCAGTTTACCTTAAAAAAGGGATATACATATTTCATTAATTCTTATTTTATAGGTTTTTCTGATGGGGACCAGTATTATTCTATAAACAATATAACTACCAATGAAAGCTGGTCTTCAACAGCAGAATATTTAGCACCTGATGTTGCAGCACATGCTGATGTTAATTTTCATTACACTCCAACTGTTGACTCAACTTTTGAAATAACATCTACTCTTACAGATGCAACTTATGCCTATATAGGAATTGAAAATTTAAATTGTAGCGTTAGTGTGATGGTTATGGGAGCTTCTGGAGTTTCTGGTGATGATCCAGGTTTACCAACATTTCCAACTGGTAGTACGGGTAGTCAAGGTGCAACAGGACCTACTGGCGCATCAGTTCTCGGAAGAGCTTCATACGATACAGTATATGGTTACTCAACTGTTCATTAAGGATAAATTATGGCGATAATTATTAGATCTAGATCTTTAACTGGATTAGGACCAGCAGGTCCAGCAGGAGTTCAAGGTAGCCAAGGGCCACAAGGAGTTCAAGGAAACCAAGGAATTGCGGGTCCTGCTGGTTCTATCAGCGACTATAAAAACGTTTGGACTGCCTCCACAGTTACAGTATCTGCTGCAACAGAACAGGCCATCACGCTAACTAATAGTACTAACGAATTAGTTTGGACTGGAACTGGTTCTTTGACCGTAGCATCTACTGGGTCTTATCTAATTACTTTAAAAGCTATATGGAACCCAACCGCTTCAGGTTCGGGATATAGAATATTAACAATGAAAAAGAACGGAACCCTTGAGCGATCTTGGTACAAAAATGCTTCAGTGGACACTGTTTCTACTTATCAAAACGTTGCAGGGTTATTTTATTTAACCGCTGGCGATGTTTTAACGTTTTTTTATCTAAACTCTCAAGGTAGTGGAACAATAACTGGTATTGAAGTTAGAGCATCTAAAATAGGTAGTGGGCCAAAGGGAGATGCAGTTTGGCTTAATGGATCAGGCGCTCCATCTAGTGGTACTGGGTCTGTTGGTAATTATTATGTAAATAATACAAATGGCGATTATTATGAAAAAACTGGTTCAACCACTTGGACTTCTAGAGGAAACTTAAAAGGTGCAACTGGAGCCACTGGAACTATTGGAGCCACTGGAGCATCTGGCGCAACTATAACTAGAACAACTACTTCAATTACTGGTACTACTACTAAAACAGCTAACTTTGCTGCTGCTCATGGATTATCTGTGGGTATGGCTATTTCCTTGAGTGGTATTACTACACCTTCAGGAAACAATGAGTCTGCTTATATTCTTACAGTCCCCACTACAACGTCGTTTACATACACTTCAGTTGCTGGCACTACCATTACCACACCTGCTTCAGGTGCCGGTGTTACAGTAACTGCATACTATGGTTATCCTTCTTACACAAGTCTTAAGACCACCTCTTAGGAGATAAAATGGCGGGAAGTACTGTAGACCCTGATATTCCAATTGGGGAATATCATCTACGAGTAAGCCAAAAACCTGTAACGCAGCCCTCACAGCCATTTGATGGGGCTGTCACCCAAACTGGGACAGAGACATTAACTAATAAAACTCTTACGACACCTACTATTATAGCTCCTATTGTTGCTAGTGGAACTTTTGAAACACCACAGCTAACATTACCCGTTATTTCTTCAACTGGCTTTTATTATGCCCAGCATGATCACTCTGCCACGAATAAAGGCGGGACTTTATCTACTGCTTCTGTCACTGGCGTGGACACGCACATTGCTGCTACTGAGGTTCACGGTGCTACGGGTGCTGTTGTGGGTACCACGAATACTCAGACGTTAACCAATAAGACCCTTACTAGCCCAGTCCTTACCACACCAACACTTACAAGTGGTGGCAGTGTGGTCGGGACAACCGCAACCCAAAACCTTACCAATAAAAGTCTTGATAACACATGTAGCATTCCCGTAGGAGCGGTAACTGCACCTTATGGTCTTGTTTATTCCGGTACTGGTGTTGCTTGTGCAGATACCACATGGACTCTTATGACGTTTAGTACTCAGGTTAATTTTAGTAGCACAGCAACCATTATGGCTTATAACTGGGATGCTAACAAGTCCCGCTTAGGTGCTCAAACTGGTCAAACGGGTTTGTATTCAATTAACGCATCCGTTACTTTCCCGTTTAATGCAACTGGTATCCGAAGAATTCAAATACGTAAGAATGCAGCCGGTTCAGCATCGGGTGGAACACTTATTGGTACAATCCACATCCCCACCGTAACTACTTCCGGTGTAACAACAACTGTTATGTATAGTCGTGATGCTTACCTGACTGCTGGTGATTATGTTGAGGTTTTTGTTTTGCAAAACAGCGGTGGATCTTTGACCACTAGCACGGGAGAGGCGTACACTTCGTTCTCTCTCCACATGGTCGCCTGATGGCAACCTTTGATGTAACAGACGCGCTTGCACATATGAATTCCAATAAGGTATATGTAAGTGTAAATTTAACTAAACCCTAATAGTAGTATAAGGCGAGTAATATTAATACATACAAGATACTTATCAAGCATGTTATGGTAGGGTATAACCACAGGAGGAACAATGGCTAGTAATGCAGGCGGGTTTAGATACCCTGTAGGAACTGACACACCTGATATACCCAGAGATATTAAAAATTTAGCTGACGACGTTAACTCTTACGCTCTGCTAAAGACTGGTGGAACAGCAACGGGTGCTATAAGCGTGCCTACTCCTACTACATCAAACCATGCAGCTACTAAAGCATATGTAGACGCTAATCAACGACCTGTAGCGTTCAGAGTAAACCCAGCAGCGTTCTCATGGACCACAGCCACTAACGTTAAAAGATGGCGTTATGACTTCACAGCCCCATTTCTTACTGGTAAATGGATCATACAAGCTACCTGGAACTGCGACTTTGTGATTACGGGTTCTGTAACGTTTACTTTAGCAACTATGGCCTATGGCTCTGATTCCTCATATAGAACGTATAACTACCAACAACTTCCTTCTGGTGCGTCTATGACCAATGGAACGGGAGATCTTAACAATAATGCGTCATTAATGGCTACAGATATAATTCCTGCTAGTACTGGTGTATCTATCAAATTAGAAACAAACTCATCTCTAGCTGGGTACTACACTGCCACTGGTAGTGTATATCGTCAGACTTTAAATGTGCTAGCATGGCCCACATTGCAATCAAGTATAGGAACATGGCCCGCAGCCACCTAAGATAAGGAATATGATGACTAATTTAAACAAGCTAGTAAGAAGCGCTGTAACTACTTTTGTTACTGCTTTTATTGCCCTTGTACCACTGTCCGCTTTAGCTTCAAGTGAC